TTTGCGGGGTTGCGCTCTTCGTATTTCCAGTAGACATGCCCGCATGCCACACCGGATACTTGCGCATCCTGCAGGCCGCCCAGTACGATCTGGAACCAAGGGATGGTCTTGGTCAGCCGGTGTTGCAGCAGTTCCTTCATGATGAGTGCACTGGCGACTTCGGTTTTGTTGTTTGGGTCGCTTGGCAGTACGCTCGTCACATCCATGTTCGAAAAAAAAGCCGCTGCAGCGGCGGCTTCGTTTTTGCGGATGATCGACCGCGTTTTTGGCCGGAACAATTTTGACCGTTTGTCGTAGGCCGGCTGGTTATATTTCGAGTCGAGCGGATGCTGGTTGTTGAAGGCGCGAATGGAGTCTTCCCACGTCTTGCGGAAATTGGCGTCCAGATAGTTGGTGGATGCCGAATACGCGCGCTGCGCGCGGGCGAGCCAGTCCGGTTCGTCAGTGCGCTGTGTGCCTGCCCTACCGCCTGTCTGCGCGGTGGGGGCGACGTTTTTACGGTCTGGGAGCAGAGATGCCATAGTCTAATCCAGTCTCTTCGCCTTGCTGGCTATAAAACCAATTGATGCGTTCGTTCCATAACCCTGCTTCGACCTCTAAATAATTTTGGTTCGCAAATTGACGATTTTTCCGGTTTTGCAGGTAGACTCTGGTTTCTTCTTCATATTTTTTTTCTTCTACCCTTTCAATGCATAAAAATTCAACGGATTCGTAAAATTTTTTGTTGTCAGTGACATCAAGCGCGTGTTCCCGGTAACGAACAAGAATCGAAAATGCTTTCCAATAACGGTCGATTTTTTCAATCATTTTTTCCTTCCCCGTTTTCTTGTCTGATATAGGTAATGGTTACGCCATTGGTTTCGAGAAATTTCAGCACGCTTTCAACTTCATTATCCTTTGCCGGATGTGCCTTGATGTAATTCAGCACAAATTCGACTTGTGCCAGATTCTCAGCCTCTTCCCTGCCTTTCACTTCAAATGGCGACGGGGCGATGAAATCAATAATCCAACCTGAACTGTCGATGCGATATTGCTTCATTCTTTTTCCTCGTCATCGCCGTTGCCGTTTTTTTCATCTTCGTCTTCGTTTTCTTCGTCCTCACCATTCCAGCCTTCGCTGTCCCCGAAAACCTGTTCCACGTTGTCATCGGAGAATGGTTCCCCCTCGTTGCGCTTGATCCCCACGGCGCGGTCATCGACCATTGCCTGCATGTTGTAGTCTTTGACGTTGGTGATTTGAAGTATCTTGCCGAAGTTGTCCTTGCAGAATTTGCGGATGACGGGATGCGGTTTGCGCGCGGTGAAGATACGCACATCGCGCCCTTCCATCAGCCATTTCCTGACCTGGCGCACCATCGGTTCGATGGGTTCGCCGACTACATCGTCGCCCTTGAATCCGTCGTATTGGGCGAGTGTGCCGTCGAGGTCAACGCCGATCCAGCCCTGGTTGTTTTCGCGCATATCTGGCATATCAAGTCAACCTTACGATTCGTTTGTCATCGAATTTCATTGCCGGCGTGAGCCGTAGTTTCATCATGTCCATCGGCGCGAATTGCCATTCCGGGCAATTGTGGATGTTCAGCGGCTTGATGATTTCGCCGGTGAGGTGACAAATGTTCGGCCTCACCAGACGGACGCAGGTGATGCATTGCATGGCATGTCATTTTTTCTTGCGCGCGGTGGACATGGCGGCGGCGACTGCCTGGTCGTCAGCAGTTTTCTTGCCGAACTTCGCCTTGGTCTTGGCATAAGTCCCGCCCTTGTGAAATTCGCTGATGTTTTCGGAAATGACTTTCTGGCTTTTACCTTTCTTCAACGGCATGATCGCTCCCTTGGTTAACTTAACTCCACGAACCATCTGGTGTAGCAAGTCTGTTGGCCGGCCACCGAACGGCTATATCCATCACTTTGCATTCCATGAAAACAGAACCGTCTGCCATTTTTTTGGGTTTCCCCAATGAAGGCGATCCGATCTCAACATTCCAAAATGGAGTCTGTCGTATTGCACTGAGAAATCGCATTCCTTCTTCGTGGCTTTCCAGAATGATTGTTGATGGCGGTTTCAGATTCGATGCTTGAAATTCAAAGCGTATCCGTGCAATTCCATCCACAATGTCATGCATTATTGAATCTCTAATTGCGTTGGCATTTCACCATCCCACGCGCCGCGCTTCATGCCCATGCGTTCGAGCAATTCGCCGCCGCCCATCATGATGGCGCGTTCGAGTTCGGAGATGCTTGCGGCGCGGCTGGCGTCCACCGTGTAACCGTATCTGGCATCCATTGCCATGTTCTTGATCACCAGCGTCATGCCGGGCGCCCAGCCGATCATCCAGATGTGGTTTGGATAATGCTGCGAAAGTTTTTGCGCCGCGAGCTTGGCAATGAGTTCCATCTGGGAATCTTCGCCGCTATCGCGGGAAGTAACTTCGACAGTCTGAATATCAGCTTCGTTGTTCATAGCCATCTCCGATTTGAAATACTCCACCCATGCCCATGACTTGTTCGATCAACCTGGCATGGTCTGTTGGCTCATGAAACTGGTTGACATTGAATTTTGCGTTCAATGCTTCATACCTTTCGAGTAGTGCGTTATATTGCTTCTGCAATTTGTCGAATTCGCAAGGCGCACTGGAAAAACCGGCTTGGAAAATCGCTCGCAGTGCACAGAGATGATTTTCTCCGGAGTGCTGCTTGTATAGCGTATCGAGATCAGGATAAATCATGTTGTTTTAAAACGATGCGCGATGATGTGTTTCAGCAGATTGATCGGATTGGATTTTGATTAGAATAATGTAATATACGTCAAAATCGTACTGAAAAACCTTTTTTATCCCAGCAGTTCGGGCATATTCTGTTAATTAAGGTTTCGACCTCGATTTTTCATACCAGGCGTTATTAATAGTAAATGGTTTATAAAGAGTTAATGATGCTCCCCTTGTAGATACAAAATTGACCGAACCATTCAGTACAATTAAATTAATGTTATGCACAATTGTTGTGTTTGTGTCGGAAAACATAATGGTAATTTCTATTCCTCCTATTACTGGAGCACTAAAATCAGTAATACTTATAGGTGCGGCATTATTAGTAAAAAAATAATTTCCGGCGCTTACATCAGGAGTGATCATTCCGGTAATATTTCTTACGGCGTTGCTTGGAAACAAATCACGACTGGAAACTGTTGAAAATGTAGTTCGATTTGTTCCATAGACAGGAGGCGGATTTGCCCCTAAGTTGGCATCTGTACCGGTTATTTGGTATAAACGATTGTACGGCGCAATCTTGTCTCCATTAAACGCAACCAAAGGAGTAAAACCATTTGCTATATCATAGAATTGCGCGCCCCCGAGCGATCCAAACAATGAATTATTGCTACAATAAACGGATACATTATCAACGCTACGAATATACAGACCATACCTCCAGTTTACTCCCGCCTCAGTATTTTCCAGGATATTGTCATTCAGAAAAACTGCTCCAGGAATAGCATTTACACCTCCCACATTGGCTGTAAATTCCAGATGAATAAATATCGAACCCGCGAGATCGGTTTTTAGAATGCTTGCATAGTTCCCAAAAATCGCACAATTACCTTTAGTATGGATTCCAAACAAAGTTTGACCAGAAGGTGCATAGCTATCTTTGAAAGTATTATTGGCAATGACAACTCCGTTGTCCCTAGTTCCATCCAGAAATTGAACCAACTCGCATAGAACTTTAATGCCATAACTTATCGTAAAGGAAAATCCACCTACGATTGGATTACCTAGCCCAATAAAAGTATTTCCTGAAACAACGCAACTTGATCCTGATGCCGAAATGTTGGTATTGGATTCCGCAATAAAAATACCCCCGCCATGACAATTCAGTAGCAGATTGTCAGTAACATTTACATTTTTCCCAAGTGCGTAGACAGCGGCCCCACCAATGGTTTCAAAACGGTTTCCCTGAATCAGTACATTTGTTACGCCAATTGTATTGATGTCAATTGCATAGGTATTAGCTGCACCATAATTATGATGTAGATAGCAGTTTTTAACAGTTAATCCATCAAACGAGACAAGCGGCCCATCACAATAAACCATTTCATAATAACCACCATAAACTTCCACTGAATCCAAAACAAAATTGTTGATTCCACGGAATTCGATCACATGCACCATTGATGCAGTTCTATTGCCAAAAATTGTAAAATCGGCAAGTTTGATATTTTGACAAGTTGCGGGTTGTCCAGATGCATTTCCCAAAACGAATACAGATATTGTATTTACTGCCGAACCATCAATGATGGTGGCACCCATGCCAGCACCTTTGATAATTATGTCAGATGCATCAATTAGATGTATTCCGGTGGCGTTTAATTTGTAGGTACCGGGCGGTAAATATAATGTTCCTTTACGGATTTTTATTTCGTCCAATGCCGCTTGGATAGCAGCAGTATCATCTGCAATGCCATCTCCTATTGCACCAAAATCCGTTACGCTGACCTCTTCACGCATTTTGGATTGAACTGTTCGCGCAACCGCGCCAGTTCCGGATTGAAGAAATCCTACTAATGCCGAACCACCAAACCCCGCCAAAGAGGCAATGGTGGTAAATGTTCCCGATAAGGTTGTCTTGATATTCGCCCAAGTTACTTTATTGAGCAGACCGGAAACACTGTCATAGATGCCCGCCTCGTCCGCATCTACCGGCGTGGTTTTGTTGGTAGCAGCATGAATGGCAGGAGCGACAATGGTGACATCTGCAGTTCCATCAAAACTTGTCACGTCCAAATTGCGCGCAGTCTGCAGTTTGGTTGCAGATCCTGCATTTCCCGTCGTTGTCGTGGCCGTTGCCGCATTGCCGGTCGTGCTGATATTCCACATCCCGGTTAGTGCGCTGAAATAACTTAGCAATGTCGCCTTGAGATTTGCCCAAGTCAGTTTCTTGAGCGTATTGCCATCGGCTGTATCGACAATGCCCAATTCATCCGGATCAATCGGCGTGGTCTTGGCATTGGCGTTATGAATCCCTACTCCGACATTGATTGGACCGACTACTGCCGATACTTGTTGCACCGTCGCCTTGACGGTGTTCAGTCCCTGATCAATCGGAATGACATCCGTCGCGCTGACAGTCGCGGCCGCCGGCAGGTCGTGTATGGTAGAATCGCTCATTATTCCAGCTCGATTTTGTCCAGATTGTCTTGCAGAATGTGGTCCGCTGGTGCCATGTCGGGATATTGCGGATTGGAAACCATCAGGTAGTTCACCCCCGATACGCCATAAATCCCTGTCCGGCTGCGGTCGGTTGAATCGAACATGCGCCCGTTGGAAAATTCATACACGCCGTGATCCGGTGCGGAAAATTCCGATCCCCATGAAGCCCGGACCATTTGATTCCAGTCCAGGCGCTGGGTATGGACTTTATATCCAAGATTGTTTTTGAGTGCGGCCATATTGCACCTCTTTGTATCGTTGCTGCTTGATTCGGGAACAGCGTTCGTTGTTATGCGATTTCTGCGATTTATTCTTGCCGCAGATTTCACAAGTGCTCGATTTATTCATATCTGCGTTTATTTCCTTGGTCCTTGATACCATTGTTGGATGTTCCTGTTGATGGCTTCGCTGGTGCAGTCAGGTTTGGGACAGACGCACCAAGCGTGACCGTCCACCACAACATGCGCCGTCTTGATATTGAGGATTTCATGACCGCCAAAATGTTCTCCACAAACAGGACAAGGAAGCCAGAAGTAACCGAAAATCTTCGCGTAGAGTCTATGAAAGATGCGCATATTTAATTCCGGTAGATTTTCTGGAAGTACGGTTGTGTTGCAAAAATTAAACAAACTCCGGTTCTGCATACCGCTGTTCCCGATAAATCGGCGGTCTCGGGTCCATGTCATAAATACGAGACAAGGCGTCTACCAAGTCTTTCAGTCCGCCGAACGGGAAATAGAAAATCTGCTGCTTCAGTTGTTCGGTCAGGTCGTAGGTTTCGTTGTTTGAATCCTTGCGCTTGATCTGCCTCGCAATGCGATATTCGTACCCCTGCAGCATCTTGCGCTGGTTCGCCGTGAGGTTCTTGTCCTCGGTTGGATACGGGATAAAGATTTTGTGGCTGCGCATGTCGGGACCAAGCCGTTGCACACGGTCGATCTTGGAACCACTGCCCTCGCGTGGCCACATCAATTCCTTGATCTCGAAATTGACCTTGTTCAGACGCTTCTGCTCGATAAAGTAGTCCAGATCGGCTTGGGCGGCGAAGGCTTCGTATCCCACATACACAGCCTGTACTCCTGCCGTCTGTCTCCATCTTGTGTAAAGCTGGAACATCCGCTGCCAGCGTTCCTGCAAATCCATCTTGTGGTTGAACCCGTCCAGGATGTACTTGTTACACGCATAGTCCAGACCAACCACCACCATCGCGGTGTTGGCAGAGTCGGTCTTTTTCGACCTTGCCGGGTCGATCAGGATATAAACCGCAAGCGTGTCAGGCCGTACCTCGTACACCTGCAGGTCGGTTACGTCGAACATCTTCTGAGAGCCAGCAAGGGGATTCTGCAAACACTGCACGGCGTAGGTCGCCTCCCCCTGCTCCAGCTTCATCTGCTCGTTAAACTCGGCACTCCACAACACGGGCTTTCCCGTAAATGTCCCGTCGTCCGTCGAAGGATAAAGCCTTACCTTGCAGATGTTACGCTTGATCAGTTCCCCGTAAGTGTCAGCATAAGACCACCGCGTACCTGCCATCCACCGGCGTCCGTTTTCAGTCCCCAGGTTGGCGGATACGTCGAAGGCTTCCGTGGTCTTGGCAACCTGTTCCGGGGTCGAGACTGAGGCTTGGGTCACTACGTCGTCGTAAACACGCAGCCTGAAGTGCGCAGATACCGGCTGTCCGTCCACCAGACCCCAACCAGACACCGTGGCTTCCTTCGGGTTGCTGCGTCTTTTTACGATAAGACCGTTATCCACCGACCACGACGGGCTTTGACGTTCCGGATTGTCGTAAAGGATGTCGGGGAACAAGCCCTTTAACTGAACATTCGATTCCAGCTCCCGCTTGATCTGAGCGAGAAACTGACGGGCAATCGCCTTGACGTGACTGAAAATCCCGATAGTGACTTCAGGCTCCCTCAGAATCTCCTGTATCACCCCGGCGTAAGTAATGATCGTACTCTTGTAGTGAAACCGGCTCCACAAATCGAGGCAGTTGTCCGGCTCTCTCTCTACTTCCCGGCAACGGTCATACAACCACGGATGAAGCATGTCCTGCCGACCGAATATCTGAACAAGGAGAAAGTACCTGTCCCAAAGGCAAAGGGCTCGGACTGCGGTGTTGTCCTT